GTTGTTGTTCCAGTCATCGAGACCGTTGACTGCCAGTACGTCAGCGCGGGCACCGAGGCCACCTTCATCCATGTGCCAACCAGCAATGAGACCACCCCAGAATGTGTCAGCTTCCTCTCCAGCAGCAGCAAACTGCTGCTTGTACCCGACCCTCGGTACGTAGCCGTTGGACTGGTAGGTCATGCTAGTGCCGCCAGTCCCACAGCGTAGAGTGCTTCGACTTCGGCTGTCGATAGTTCCCTGCCGTAGTACCTGAAATCATCCAGCCTAGTAGGTTGCGTTACGTTTTCCGCAAAGTGAAACTTGTCAATGCCTGCAGTTCGCTTTGGTCCGACCCAACCAGCAGACTGTAGGGCAATCTCGCCCAATGCTGCCCCATCGACTCCGAGGTAGACGAACCCAGTCTCTGCGGAGTTATTCCACGTAATCCCGCAGAAGACCCATACGTCGGTGGCGGTGAAAGATTGTGTCTTCCACATCGAGCCGGTCGCTGTATCGTAGACCCAAACTCGAAACCACCCTGAACCAGGGTTCGATGACAGTACCCACATGCGGTCAGTCCCGTTGTTCTGACGCTGGGTGACCATCTGCGAACCACCAGTCTTGAACCAAAGAAACGCGCTCATGTCTCCAGCATCGCCAACGACAGCAGGTTCATTTCCTGAAAAAACGATGTCAGTTCCGTCATCAGCAGGCGTGGGTCCGGTGAATGCTGATTGTCCGAACACGGCATCAGATGAGTATGCAGCGGTTGGAGTTTGCCAAACCCCAGTCCAATCGTTGACCGAATCATGGCTAGAGTTATCGAACCTGACATGCATCGCGTCTGGCGGGTTCGCATCAACCTCACCACCCGCAGCAGCGAACTGCTGGTCATACCCGACGCGAGGGACGTAGCCGTTGGACTGGTAGGTCATGGGACTAGTCCTCTCGGTCTGGCTCCTCGTCGCCGGTCACTTCATCTGGATGGACCGGGACCGAGACAAAGTCCGCTGGAGGAGGATCGGGAGAAAGGACCACGTCAGGCTCTTCGTCCGGTTGCTTGTCGTCGCACGACTCCTGAACGACGCCCAGGTAGTCCAGAAGCTTGTCGAACTCCTTCTTGTCAAGGGACACGCTCTCGAAGATCTCACCATTCTGCGCCTTGGCGTATCGAACTACTACGTCGAGCCCACCGCTCGGTCCGCGATGAAACGAAAATCCATTCCTAGCTTTGAACATCTACTTCCTCCTCGGTTTCTGTGCTCGTTTCTTGCCCTGGTGGCTCTTCATGGTCGGGGAGGTAGCCACCCCTCCGTAGCTCACCTTGCCGCGCTTCTCATCGAACTGCTGCGTTCCGAACTGTAGACCCTGCTGCTTCATGATCGCCAGCCTCTGGCTGCGACTTGTGATCGGAACGCCACGGATCCCAAGCTCGTTCGTGCTCGTGCATCGAGGATCTTTGTGGTCGAGCAACTGGATGTCAACGTAAGGCTCGAAGGCATCGTGGTGACCTCCCATCTTCCCGTGGCTATCCTTGTAGCCCTTGCAGTACGGATACGACCCAACGTGGAAGACGTGTCCGCACCGTTCGCACTTCTCGTCGTGAACCTCTTCGGTCCCGCACTTCTCACAGCCGATTTCGGCCATTCTACGCTCCTGTTGGTGGTCCCTCTGGTCCAGGCGGTGGCGGTGCGCCTCCTGTCGGCTGATCACCGCCGGCCACTGGAGCAACGCCAGTCTCTCCAGTTGGGCTTCCGCCGCCAGACATCATCTGTTCCATCATCTGCATCTCCTTCTCCTCCATGATCTTCTGCTGGAGAGCGATGTTGATGGCCTTCTGGTCTGCGGCGTTTCGGATGCCCATCATGTTGAGCATCGTCTTCAGAAGCTCAGGGGAGAGTGCGAGCAGGTGCCCGACCCCTTCGCTGGAAAGCATGTTCAAGGCCTGGAGGATTCGAGACGCGTGCTGCGCTTCAGTGGTTGGAGAGAGCGACTCGATGTCAGCGGTGACATCCCACCTGCCGTCACCGAAGGCCGCTTCAAGAGCCTCTGGTGTGACCTCCTGCTCCTCCGGCTTCTTGAACGCGTTGTGAAGCATCACGGAAAGCTGGAGAACTTGATCTGGAATTGGGTTCTTGACCTGTTGCATAGTCTGCGCGATATCCATTGCGTCCTGAGGCAGCATGACGGAGTGTGGATCGGAGTTCATGAGCACCCAGTGCGGCAAGGTCGCCTTCTCGACGGCCATGCTAAGGATGCCCTTCGCCACCATAGCCAACCAGTCAGCGACCTCCTGCTGCTCGTAAGAGCCACGGACGTCGCCGGCCTCTTCCATGGACGTGACCTCAGTCGCGGTCGGTGCGCCCTGGCTGGAGCGTGTCAGGCGAGCGGCTGGAGAAGAGGCAGCCTGCTCGGCAAAGCCAGACTCAGCGAGTCCGAGAGTCCTGATCGTTGCCTCTGACCACGTCTGCTGCTGGATCGGAACGATGGCCTGGAGATTCCCGTTATCAACTCCGATGAACGTTCCGAACTCGTCGGTCTCCAGCTTGTCGAGTTCTTCGTCAGTGAACGCAGCCTTGTCGAACAAGTATCGCGGGCGCGTGCCCTTGCGTACGAGGCGCAGCCACTCGCGTGCGTCGTTGTACTCGTCCTGCTCGATCAACTGCTGGAAGATCGGAGGGATCGGGTACCACTCTCCAGGCATCACCTCCAGGCGAAGAGGGAAGAGCGGCAAGGTCACGTAGGGTTCCTGCTTGAGGAACTGGTCGTGACCCTCGGCCATGACGTAGCGCTTCTTCTCTCTCTGATCCCAGATCTTCCAGATTCGCACCATGTCCGCAGGAACGTCCTCTGGAGCGTCAGAGCCAGACATCGGAGCAAGCTCTTTGTCGTACCCGGACTCTCCTCCGGCCATCTTGGCGCTCGCCTTCAACTCCTTTGTGTTATCGAAGGATTCAGTGCGCTGAACGTCCTTGACGTACATCCACTCCCAGTACCCGACCCAATCCTGCTGTTCAGTCGAAGAGCGGTCGTTGTTCGCAACAAAGAACTGGCGAGCGGGAATGTGCTTGACGTAGAAGGACTCTGCGTGAGGAACCTGCTCCTCGTCCATCAGTTCGGCTTCGAGGCTGCCGGCCTCCGGCATTTCCAGTTCCTTCTCGACGTCCTCGTTCTCTGCCAGGGGGGAAGGCTTAGCCTGATACGGGTTCTCGGCCCAGTCGGCTTCGTATCCAGCCTCCACGAGGCCAAACGACCAGTGCGCTTCCTTGAGAGCCATCATGCATTCCTGCTTGAAGCGAGTCTCTGGCATTCTGATGATCGTGTTGATCGTGTCCTGCAAAAGATCAGCACGCTTCGAAACCTGCTGCTCTGGAGCGTCCTCGCGCCCGCGTGAGGGGCGGATTCGGATGTATGGGTGGTAGTAGAAGATCGTCGGGATCTTTGCCTTCAGCGCTGCCAGGATCTTGTTGATCTGGTAGCGCTTATCTCCCTGAGCGTCCTTCTCGTCTTCCTGCGACCTCTGGAAGCCTCGGACGTAGTCGTGGGAGCGGTCAACCTCGTAGTTGGTCTCCCACTTCTTCTTCTGGGCCTTTGCCGTAGTGATGCGCTTGAACCGGCGCCGAACATTCTCTTCTTCGCTCTTCTTGGCTTCAGCTTGCTCGCCGGGCTCACCGACGCCAAGCATAGACTTGAGACCGGACAGTAGATCGCTCATGAAGTTATCCTACCTTAGTAGCCTCCACCACGACTTTTCCAGCCACCCCTGTCGATGTATCTCTGTGGCCTTGAGTAAGTTCTCGACACTGGAGGAAGTGTGACCCTCACTCGGCCATCTGGGTTAGCGTACGCCTTCGGCAAGGATTTTTCTTCTGGCGAGATCGATGAGGCTGGAAGCGGACGGCTGTTCACGACGTAGCGCACGCAGTCAAGAGCGTGGTCTGGGATGGCCGGGTCTCTCTCGTCCCCATAGACCGGCTTCCCGTCGTTCTCCATCCCAGGGATCGAGAGCCTCTTTGCCGACCTGATCTCCTTCATCGCATGGCTGCAGCCCTGAGGCCATTCATCGTTCGCCTTGATGAAGTAGAGGTGCGGCGCCCCAAGCTCTTCAGTGATCGGGTGACGGTGGTTCGGGTCTGGCTTCAGGTACTGACGCATACGCATGCGCGAGAGTTCTTCGTTGTTGTCGGCTGGCCTCCAGTGGATCGCCGTGTCCTGGCCGCCAACCATCGTCGTGATGATCTTCTTGTCGGTGTACTCGTCTGCGACCGACCACCGCTTCTCACGCTTGCTGAACCCAGAGATGCCCCTTGTCCTAGAAAAGATCGATGGGTCAGCAAGGTTGGTTCGAATGGTGTGCCCTCCTGACATCTGAGCGATGGCGGTCCGGTGCTCTTCGATGCCCCACTCGCCCTGCTCAGAGATCCCAGGCTGGTAGTACTCCTGCCAGAAGAAGATGTTGCTCTCGCCGTCCGCTGCGTACCAGAGACAGCACGTCGGAGCCGAGTCGCCGTGGTCGAGGACGCGCCCCAGGTTCATCGTGTTCTGGATCTGAGACATCAGCGCTGGGTCGTATTCGATGATCGACTGCTCATCCAAGCGGAAGAGGTGACCCTTCGAGCGCACCCACTTGCCGTGGTAGTACCGATCAACGTAGTCCTCGTCCTGCTGCAACAGGAACTCGATGTTCTGCTGTCCGGCGAACTTGTTGGTTGCCGTAGGAAGGATGATCTGGCGGTATCCCTGATCCGAGTACTTCTCGTTGTACCGCTTCGACTCGGACGAGAACCTCTGCCACAGCCAATGAAGTTCAGGATCACCGTCGTCAGACGGGTTAGCGGTCAGAATAATGGACACTGGGGGAACAGGCTGCTGGCTCGCGTCGAGGTACGGCCACGCTCCATCTGCCTTCTTGATCACCCAGGGAGGGACAGTGGAGCCCTTCCAACGACCGAGACGGCCCAGGAGGATCGTGAACGTTGGCTCCTGCATCTGCTCGGCTTGATCGAGGATGGCTGCGTTGATTTCGAGACCACGCAGGATCGTGGCGCTGTCTGGTCTGTCGAGGTGGTGGAAGACGAAGGACGATCCGTTCATGAGGATGACCTCCTTCTCGCTGCTGTGCTTGACGAACTCCGGCTTGATCCACTGATCGAAGGAGGGGCGGGTCGTCAGCTTCAGGTCGTTGAAGGTCTTCCTGAGGACAGCGACCTTGTAGCCAGGGAACTTCTCGCACATCGAAAGCATGTGCAAGATAGCAGCCGTGGTCTTGCCGCTGTTGAATCCGCCGATGAGAAGAAGAGGCTTGCCTGGAGTAGCAGTTACCGCTGCCTTCTGCAAATCAGAGCAGAACTCGAACCCAGGATCAGAAGTGACTTCCTCAGGTGTCGGAATCTCCGCCGTCGCCATCGATCTCCTCTGCTGTAGTGTCAATCACTCCCGGTCCGAGCGAGTGTGCTGGAATCTTCGTCGGATTGAAGATCGGGTCAGCCTGTCCATCTGCGAAAACAATCATCGGCGCCAGAGGGGCAACGTACCCCTCGACCTGCAATTCCTTGTACCGAGTCGCGATGCGAACCCCAGCGTTCACCGCAGAGTTCGCCGCCCTCAGCTTCAGGTCTTCGTCCTTGTTCCTCATGGCCTTCTGAATCACTGCCATGCCGTCGTTAGCGGCAATCATGACACGGGACTCGAACTGCTGTCTCATCCGTTCCATCAGAAGGCGAAGCTCGTCCCTGAACTTCTCGTCCTTCATCCAGACCGTGAGCGTGTTCTGGTTGACCTTGGCTTCCTTCGCAGCCTGGACTTGACTCTGTCCAAGGGAGAGCACGCTCAGCGCCCTGACCTGCTTCGG